GTCGTGTTGAGTGTCTGTGTTGTTATCAGTTTCATTAATACCTGAAACATCACAAAGGATAGCAAAAACACGGATTTTACCCGCACTTGAAGCTGCCCCAGCCATCAACGCATCGATTGTATCTGCTACTTTCGTAGTTAATACAGGTGCTGCATCAGCCACATCTCTTGGTGCATAAGCTGCACCAGTAGCATCATAAGCATCAACGAAAGCATCTGGATCTGAAAATCCTGCTGCACTTCCTGTGATACCAATATCAATCACTACTGAGCTTGAACATGCTGTTAGTACCTCTAATCCTGCGTGTAAAACTACTGTTTCTGCAGGAACATCAATACATCTAATAACATCATTCTGAGCTGTTCCTGCTCCATCATTAATTGCTGATATGTCGATTGTGTTTTCTACTAAGTAAGGTGTTCTACCATTAGACGGGTGTCCAGTAGTTCCACCTACGCCTGTTACGTCATAAGTTGCCATAATTATCTATCTCCCTTCTAATTAACCAATTGTTATTACGCCAGAGTAAACTGCTTCAGTTCTTAGAATTTTTCTTCCAAAAACGTGCAGACCTCTAACGATGTCTGAAAATGAATCAGGGTCTCTGATAAGTTCTGTTTTCGCAATATGGTTTGCAGTAGCTACCGCTGACTGGTGACCATAAAGGAAAGCATACTCATTAGAACCTGCTGATCCAAAAGTTTTATTTGCCGCTGATCCGCTTGATACAGCTATTGAATTAGTAGAGTACATTCTAAAACCAAATAAAGGTCTGTCTGTAATCATACCATTTCTCATAGCTGAAGCTGAACCATCGTTCATTACAGATTGATCCATAATTTTCGCACCTGCTTTTCTAATTTGTTGATAGAAAGCTGGTGGAGCTACGAACCATCTGTTTTCTTCTGGTACATCTGAACCGTCAAGAACTGTTTTAGCTGCTGACATAACGTCTACTAAAGTATCTGCTGCCGCATCACCATCAATTGGTGAACCGTCAGTACCTGTAGCTGAAGCATTTGTAGATGCTCCATCATAGATTGCTTTTAGTACGTTAAAGTCGTAGTTCTTTTTAAGTGCGTAAGCACCTGAAGAAGTTGCAAGAGCTTCAAAGTTTACATGTGATTGTCTTTCTTCGATGTCATCTACTTTAAACGCAAAATACGAACCTTGGTCGACTGTCAATTGAATTTGATCGTCTGCAAGTGTTTCTGTGTTTACTGTTTGACCTCTAGCGTAGTCATTCACTGTAATTGAAGGCTCTTTGATTATGTTTACTGTGTCGCCAAAATTTTCAATTTCTCCAGCGTAATCAGTATTTGTAATATCTTCTACAACTGATGCTCTTCTGAAAAACTTTTGAACCTTCTGACTATAAATTGCTGGAGCCCAATTACCCGTAGGTAAATTCTGGTATCCAGACGCTTTTCCCATTGTTGCCATAATGTTTGCCTATTGTTTATAGTTGTTAGTTTAAGGTTGAATTCTACCTTCTCTTGTAGCTTCATCGATTTCAGCTTCGTACTTTGCAAACGTTCTTGGGTTCATCTTAGCTATTTCAGAATTAGACCAGATTTTCTTTGTGGGAATATCTGATTCTGTAGCTTTAGTAGTTTTAGTCACAGCTTTAGCTGCTTCTTTTTTAATAGATGTTTCCTGTTTCTTATTTAATTTACTAGTACCATTGTCCATTTTATAAAGGTCAATAGCTCTTCCAGCTAACTGTGCATTAGATGTATTTTCATACAACCAACTTTGTATAACTGGATCTTGTTTACTAGCCCATTGATGAAATTCATCTTTTTGACGAATCTCACTAAAGTCAGGATGCATCTTTAACAATTCTACTTCTGCTTTTTCCTTACTTACTTGTTCCTGTTGAGCTTGTAGATTTTGGTATTTCTCCTCAATCTCCTTTGCTCTAGTATCAGCCTTTGTCATAGCTATGGTTTCAACCATATCATAAACATCAGGATACTCTTGTCTCCAAGCCCCAAGTTCATCTTTGGACTTAGGTGGAACAAACTCTTTAGTAGATGTTTCCAATTGCGTTCTTAAAGTTCTAACTTCATCTTTGTGCTTAAACAAAGTAGAATCATAGTGTTTTTTTAAATCGTCATAACGTTTCTTAAAAACACGATCTTCTGCATTTTCAGGGCGTTCAGTTGAAGGAGTAGCATTAATATCCGAGCTTGCAATTTCTTCAGATGTTTCTGTGTCCTCTTGAACGGTTGCTGTCTCTGCTTTTTCTTCGTTAAACTTATTTAATTCTACTCTAGCAAATGCCTCAGTTTCAGGATCACTTTCGTC